TTTCAAGACCCAAACGAGTTAGAAGTTGCAATAAATGACAATGTAGATGAAACAATAAATTTAGTAGTTAAAGAAATAGTAGACCAAATAACAGCAAATTATGATAGTTAAAAAAATTGATATAAACCATTATTCGACCATTTTTGCAATGTGGAAATTTATTATTTATTTTACCGATACAATAACAGGCATTCCTAATCAAATAACTGTTATTAACCAAACAGGTGGATCACTTTCAGCTAGCGCGTGGGTTAATTATTTTGTTGCAAATGCCTTATTTGATGGTAATTTATTTACGGCTCAAGTTACTGGATCGTTTTCTTTTAGTTTTCAGGGTAAAGTAGCAAATATAAATATTACAAGTTATCGAGGTTTTTATGCATCAAATGATGAGATATTCTCTGATTCAACTTTTAATTTTTCAATTTCAAATGTAACCGTCCCAGACATTGCACCGATACCGCCAATTTTACCGTTAGAAGAGCGAACGCCAATTAATAGCGCAAGAAAAATATTATTTGTTAACGATTCTATATTCGTACGTGAACCCGCAACCATTATAACGAAGTCAATTTTAATTCATTTATACATATGGGACGGTGCGCAAAATAAAGTCATCAACCAACAAACTGGAACGCCATTATTTAAGAATAAAGTTAGTCAATCAGATGACTATATTCTTGTTGAATTATCTCAAAACATTAAACCGTTTATAAAACCAAAATTCGCCTACAATAGAGCAGCTCCCGCTGCAATTACAAATCAAGGTGTATTTTTACAAGCTAGAATAACGTTAACAAATTTTGACGGAAGCCAAACAAGCCGTTATACAAATACTTACTTTTGTACATTAGGTTACCGCTGGGACTATGAGCAGAATTTAACGGGAAATAACGGTGTTGAAAATTACGGGGCGAGCGGTTTTATAGTTGATGTAGATAAATGGTATAATCCGAAAATTCATAACTATTTTGACCAAACTTTTAATTTTTCCCAAACAGTTGAAGAGGCAACAACAGCAAATGTTATTAATTACATATCATTAACGCCAACAAAATTAAGATGTTCGCTAGATCCGTGTTTAATTGTTTTTATAAATAAGTTAGGATTGTGGGAAACTTTTACACCCCACGGAAAAAAGACCGTAACGGTAAAAGTTAACAGAACAATTAGCAATGTATCGCATAGAGACCCTTCGCGGGTTGACAATACATTTATACATTCAAAGCAAGTTACTTCAATTGAGGCGGAGCAGTCTTATGTCATCAACACGGGTTCGTTGGATGAAAATATGACCTCTATAATTGAAGAGTTAATATATTCTCCTATCGTTTATTTGATTAATTTTAAAGGAGATTTAGAATTAGTAACAACTGTAGGAATCACAATTGATAACGCAATTGTAAGCATTGACAATAATGTTATTTCAATAGACAGTCAAAGCATTACCGAAGAATCAATTGGATTTTTCAAAACCCATCAACAGATTCCTGTAGTTATAACCGATGAAGATTTTACACGCAAAACAAGACTAAACGATAAAATTTCAATTGAATATAATTTGAAATTTGACCAGACTACTAATAAGATAAATAATATTAGATAATGAAAAACAAAAAAAAATATAAAATTAAATTGCAAGATTTTTTTGGAATATTTTTTATTATTCTTTGGGGTATATATTTTTATAAATTAAATTAACAACATCCGATCATGAAATACAGAAAAATACCAGTAATAATTGAAGCAGTACAATTTACTGCCGAAAACGTAAAGGAAATGTATGAGTTTATAAATGGGGAAAAAAGTGTTGACAATACATCTTGTAATATGGCTTTTGATTATTGGTGCGACTATGCACATGGGTTAATAAAAAATGGGTATGATTTTAAAACCTTAGAAAGTAATGGTGAAACCCAAAAAGCTGTATTAGGAGACTACATTATTAAAGGTATTAAAGGCGAATTTTACCCATGTAAGCCAGATATTTTTGAATTAACATATGAATTAGTATGATAACAGAGGTATTTGTTTCACTAGATGGCTTAAATTTTAGCAAATTAGACCTAATTAAGGACGAAAGTATTCCAATGCGATATACTTTTGTTGACACAAAAGACATTAGCAAGGTATTTTCGCCGTATTCTTTGAACTTTACCTTCGATGCAACGGCCAACAACCTTAATTCGTTAGGTTATTTCGGCAATACCGATGTAATTAAGTCATCTGATTTACGAAAAGTAAAAGCTAAAGTCTATGTAAATAGCATTTTAAACCAAACTGGACTGTTAAAATTAGAGAAAATAGTCTATAAAATGGGAAAACCATCGGTTATAACTGCTAGTTTTGCTAGTAATTTAACCAATTTAAAGGATAAAATTAAAGATGACACGATTAGTATGCTAGGAAGCTTGCCTATTAATTGGAATCCTGCATATGTCAAGTCATTATTAACAGGTGTACAATCAAATAACATTGACGGAATACCTATAAAATACTTCGTCCCGTTAGCATCAACAAATAGAGTGTTGCAATACAATGCAGAAGGTGCTGGTTTAGACAATATCTTTTTTAATTCTGCAAATAGTCCAACTTCCAACAATGTTTTAAAAGCAAGCGAGTTAAGACCTGCAATTTCATTTTCTACAATTGTTGAATTAATTAAAGAAAAATATAACCTACTAATTATTTCGCCTCTTGAAAACCGTACTGAATATAAAGATGCTTTTATCTGGTGTACAGGCGAAACCTTCGGGAGCAAAATTGAAAGTATTTTTAAAATTATAGCAAATGAAATAGCGGTGGCAACTTTGGTTAATAATTTCATTAGATTTTTGCCCGTAACAAATTCGGTTAAAATAACCTACTATGCCAATAGACCTTTTAGAGATACGGTTCAAACGGTAAGACTTGAAGGCATTAATTATTTGTCAGGAAATTCAAGCGATGTAACATTAAGGATTTTTAAAATAGGTCAAGCCTTTGCAATTGTTACAGAAACTTTCTCATTGACTGAATTAGACCACAATTTAACAGTATCAATACCATCAGTGTTTTTTGATGGCAATAACAATTCAGAAATTGAGTACACAATTGATTTAAAATTTTCCCAGCCTATCAGTTGGCAACTTGCTATTTTAAATACAAGAATCAGATTTACCTTAATTGATAGTTTAGGTCCATTTATATTTCCGCTGACTTTACAACGTTCCTATAATAATTTTCAAGAAATGGGCGGGTCAAAAATAGACCTTATAAAGTCTTTGCCTTCAACAAAAGTTATTGACTTTTTAACTTCGTTTTTAAAATCGTTCAATATTGCTATTTTAGATGTTAACCCTGACGATGATAGTTTATATTTTTACACTCCTCAGGATATTTTGGCAAACAAAAAAGAAGTTACTTATATAGCTGATATTTCAAACGTTGAAAAAACAACGCAAGATGATTTTAATTATTATATTTTCAAACACGCTGAAAGTAAATATAAATCAAATGTTGATTATAAAATCGGAGCGGGTCAAGATTACGGATTAGCATCATTCCCAGTAATCAAACCGCCAAACGCAAAAGAGTTTCAAATAGAAACGAATTTCACAATTATTCCGCCCGTAACTATTGCGGGAACAAATGTTACAACTGTTTATGGCTTTGAAAGTGGGCAGCCCGAAATATTAGACACGGGCGAAGCAAGATATAAGCAAAATTTTAATGAGTTGGTTTTGTTTTACTCGCACGGAAATAAACCGCTGAATGTTTTGTTTGGCGTGCAAAGTTCGCTAACAAGTGGAATATTACAGACACAATCAATTGGATCTTATATTCAAGTATTGCCTTATACGACAGATAATAAAAGTTTTGCGTTTTCGGTTTTGGTAAATAATAATGTAGCATATAGAGACACTTTATTTAGTAGATATTACGCTGATATTATAGCGAGATACATTGACCAAAATGTAATGAAACAAGATTTTACTTTAGAACTAACTGCTAACGAGGTGCGCGATTTTAGACTTGAAAACGATGTTATAATAGGAGAAAATAAATTTACAATTATAGATTCTACGATTGATATAACCACTGGAAAAACCAAATTAACACTACTAAACTATTAAGATGGAAGACAGAGAGCAAAGAATAAGGATTAATTTTGACACAAACGCCGATGCAGCTGCACAACAAGTTGATGGACTAACTGGTAGTTTAGATTCAACAGTAAACGCAACGCGGAACGTAACAGAATCTCAAACGGCAGCTAGAAGAAGTACAAAGGGATTAGGTTCTGGATTAGAAGATTTAGGCGGTCCTGTTGGTGGAGCCATCTCGGGTTTTAAGGGCATGATTAAACAAATGTGGCTATTGGTTGCAAATCCTATCGTTGCGGCTATCGTTGCAATAGTTGGGGTTTTAGCTTTAGTTTTCAAAGCATTCACATCTACAAATGATGGCGCTGATAAGTTGGAGCAAATAATGGCTGGATTAAGTGCTACTGTTGATGTTTTAAGAGATAGATTTTTAAAGCTTGTTTCCTTGGATTTCAAAGGTGCATTTGGTGGGGTTGGTGATGAAATTTCAAAAGAGTTTAAAGACGCTGCTAAATTAGCGGAATCCTTACAAGAGGTTGAAGATGCGACGCGTTCGTTAGGAGTGTCGCGTGCTAAATTGAACAGAGATTTGTCAGCAGCAAAAGAATTAATTACAGATGAAACAGCTAGTTATGGCGATAAGAAAAAAGCAATTGAAGATGTAAGAAAAGCAGAGGGCGAGCAAACAAATCAAGAGCTTGCAAATGCTCAAAAGAAATTTGAGTCAATAAAAGCGCAAAATAAATTGTCTAAAGAAGGAGCTTCAGATGAGGATTTACAAAAACAAGCAGATGCACAAACAGCGGTTTTCAATTTGCAAAAAGAGCAGTCGGACAATAAAAGAGCGTTTAATAAATTAGACAAAAAAGCAGATAACGAAGAAAAGGGCAGATTAAAAGAAATTACAGACGCAAAAAATACAGCATTTAAAGAGCAATTAGCAATAGACAAAGCAGCCAAGGCAACAAAAGCAGCAGCAGATAAAATAGCAAAAGACGAAAGACTTGCTTTAATCAAAGAAGGTATTGATAAAGAAAACGCTTTGCGAATTGCAAACGAGGATTTGTTAGACAAAACTGACAAACAAAAACTCCAAAGACAAAAGGAACGAGCCGCACAAGAAATAAAAGATTTAGAAAAAAAAGGAATTGCCACGGCTGCAATGATTATTTTAAACGACGCAAAGTTTAAAACGCTCACAGAAGAGTTGGAAGCAAAAAAAGTTGAGGAGAAAAAAGTTATAGACGAAGAAAAGTTTGCAAAAGACATTGAAAATAAAGCAACCGAAGCGGCAAATGAAAAACTAGATTTTGAAAGTAGATTGCGCATTTTGGCTGAAAGAGACGCTTTAATTTTAGCAAATACAAAGTTAACAGAGGAAGAAAAGAACAAACTTCTTCAAGATAATGCAAAAAAAAGAGCTGATATTGAAAAAGCTGAAAAGGATTTTAAAGAGCAACAACTTCAAAAAAACCTAGATAATTTACAAAACATACTTTCGATTGGTGGAAAGAAAATGCAAAAAGTTTCTAAGGCGTTAGCTATTGCGGATGTGGTTAGGACAGCAAGTAAATCAGTAGGAGAAACTGTTGCAAGTATTGGCACTGCAAATGCTAAATCTATTGCAGCATCACCTCTTACAGGTGGTATGCCATTTGTAGCTCTTAACACACTTCAGGGAGGTTTGCAAATTGGCTCAACTATTGCAAGTGCAGCAAAAGCAATACAAAACATTACATCTGAAGGGAAGTCTGCACCAAGTGGCGGAGGCGGTTTGGCAGGTGGTGGCGGTGGTGGTGGTGCGCCAAGTGCTACCAGTGCAACTCCGCAAGTGTCATTCCAGGCAAGTAGCGAAAATCAAATCGGAAATACATTAGCAAATAACTTAAATGCACAACCGCCAATTGAAGCTTATGTAGTTGGTAAGAGCGTAACGGATCAACAGCAACTTGACAATAATAAAATAAACGCAAACTCAATATAAATGCCAAAAGAAAACAGAATTGTTGCTTACCCTAGAATGTGGTATGTTTTAAAATTGAGATTAGAAGCCAAAAGAAAGGGTTGTTCTGTTAGCGAAATAATTTGCGAAGCATTATTTCAGTATTTTAATAAAAAGTAGTATATTTGTATTTTAATATAAAAAACAGAAATATGATAAATTTACATTATGCAAGTATTGACCAATGGATGAGCGAAACAGACATTGAAAAGTTAAAATTTAAAACAAGTAAAGCTTTGCAAAGATGGCTCACGTCAAATATAGCTTGCGAAAGACCTTACGGAATTGTTTATTTATTAACAACAAATAGTGATGAAAACGAAAGTAATACCGATATCTTTATTTTTGAAAAATCTTATAAAGTTGTTTCTTTATTTAAAAACATAGAAGCCCACTTAAATTCGCTTCATAAAAAAGATGTTTTTTTGCAAGAATATAAAACTTATGAAGATGCTTATGCAGTAGCTTTAGACATGAGAGAAGGTAATACACTATGTTATAATGATGAAAATAAAAATTAATTATGGAAAATTTAAAACTAAGGGGTTTGTCTTTGAGTTCAATTAGCGAAGAAAGGGAAAAAGAAAAAAAGCAACAAGAATGTAAACACGATTACGTTAAAGGCGAATGGATGGGTTATGATAGCTCAAGCACGGACGACGACCTATATTTATTTACTTGTAAAAAATGCAAACACGAAAATGTTTTTTATGAAGATAGTTATTTTGCCGACGTTATTGCTGAAATCAATAAAAAAGATTTTTTTAGATTAGAGTATAATGAATCAAGACAAATTTTTCATTTGGATAATTATACACATCAAGAAAATACACACGGATGGTTTACTATTTGCGATGTTACCGACAAAGATTTTAAAATAATAAAATCATATTTAGAAATATTTAAAGGTAAAAAAACAAACAAGCAAATGCACTTATTTATAAATAAATTAATGGTTTTAATAAACCAAAATAATTATGGAAAATGAAATTAAATATTTTTTTACTGGAGAAAGTTTTTGCAGTTTAGAATCTGACAATCGTGTTTTAAAATTTGAGGATCATTCCGGAATTTATGTTCATACTGTAAATATCAAAAAGAAAATTGATAAGGGAACTAAACAAAAAATAGAAACTGAATTTTTTACATTAGATGAATTAATAGAATTGCTAAAACCGTTTTTGTAATTAACCATTAAAAAGAAAGGAGATTAAAACCGCTACAATTAAGTAGCGGTTTTTGTGTATTAAAAATATATGTTTATATTTGCAATGCGTGAAGGTGTAACGGTTGCATTACTGGCTCATAACCAGCAAGGGTGGGTTCGAATCCCAAACACGCAACAAAAACTAATCCGTAAGGCATGATATGTTAAAAACCCACTCAAATCGAGTGGGTTTTTTTTTGTGGCACACATTTCTATTTTACATAATAATATTAACAATATTTGTACCATGAAAGTTTATCAAGCAAAATTAAAAGCGGGTACAGATGTCAATTGTTTTTCAATTGTACTAGGTGCAGCCGTTGAAACTAAACTATCAAAGTTTGTAGATGAAGTTGTCAAACCCGTGTTTTTTGCAAATCAAGAAAGGCGCATAATCTATTCGGTTGCGATGCGCCCGAACAAACAAATATTTCGAAAGGATATAAACGGCGAGCCAGCCTATATTACTTTTGATGCTCAAGAAGTAGAAAAGATGCAAGAATCTTATTTTAAAATGAACAACCAAGGATTGGCTAAAATGAGTTTAAACCACTCAGAAGAATCAATTTCAGAAGTCTATCCAATGGAAAACTGGATTGTTTTTAATCCAGAATTAGACAAAAGCAAAACGCTTTTAATGGAAGACGTACAGGCGGGCGATTTGATTTTAGGCTTTAAAATAAATAACAACGACGTTTGGGAAAAATTTATAAAAACGGGCGAAGTTGATGGTATAAGCTTAGAAGCATTTTTAGATTACGAAATTATTAATCCAACAAATATAAATATGAATGTAGAAGAAAAAAAGACCTTTATTACTGAATTAAAAGAAACTTTTAAATCGGTATTTATGGCTATGCCAGCAGAAAAAACAGCCGAAGAGTTGGCTGCCGAAAAATTAGCATTAGATCCAACCGCTGGGGCGGGTGATCCATCATTAGATCCAACCGCTGGGGCGGGTGATCCATTAGCAGAATTGCAAACTATGTACGATGCAGTAGTGGCAGAAAATGCAGACTTGAAAGAGAAACTTGCGACAATGCAAGCAAAACACGTCGAAGAAGCTACAGCATTGCAAACTTTAAAATCACAAAAGGCAAAAGCTGAAAATGATTTGGCAGTTTTCAAAGCTGAAAAATTAGCAATTCAAAATTTACCTAACGAGAAATCATTTGCAGAAATGACTTCTTTAGAAAAGTACAGACAATCAAAAAAAAACCAATAAAAAAAATAGATAATTATGCCAATTACTTATAGTCCAATTGCAATTCGAGGCGAAGCAGTTTCGCCAATTATTCAGGAAATCTTTTTTCTTAACAAAACCGTTGAAAAAGGTCTTGTTAATTTTGCAGACGATGTAAAAGCATCAACAATTATAACAGAAACATCTGTTGGCGTTGTTGGTCAAGCTTACACAGGCGAAAGATTAAGCTCTTTAGGTGGGCCCGTTTTAAAAGACCGTGTAGCAAATCCTAAAAAAATTGAGTACAAGTACACTTTTAAAATGGAAGCATTGAGACAATCTCGATTTAATCGAGATATGGCGCAAGGTGCATTGAATATTGATAGTTCAGAGTTTAACACTCAAGTATTACAATTGACCGCCCCCAAGACCTCACAAGATGCACAATTAAAGTTCTGGGCGGCATTTTCTGCAACCACTCAAACAGCAGTAGCGGCGTTAACTGCTGCAGCGGGACAAGGTAGTATTTCTGCATCTGCTAAATCAGCAGTAGCAGGATATACAGCAGATGCGGCTTTAGTAGACGGTGTTCTATCTAGAGTTTTATACGATGAAACAGCTTTGGGAGCTTACATTAAAGTCGCAGGAACTACAGTAACAGCGGCAAACATTGCGGCTGAATACGGTAAAATTTTTGCAGCGGTAAGACCAGAAAGTTTTGAAGCTTCAGAATTACCAGTTATGTATGCACCTTATGCACACAGACAATTGATTTTAACTGCAAACAATGCAGTAGGTGCAGCTCAACAAGTAAACTTCTTGGTAACAGGAACAGGAAAAGCGGAAGTGATTTCATTTAATGGAGTTGTTATCGAATTTGTGCCAATTCCTAACGGTTTTGTGTACGTTCAAAGACCGTCAGTAATTTTCTTTTCAACGGATTCAACAGCAGATATTGCTTCCTTTGAAACTGGAAAAGTTGACAATGATAGCGATGTAATGTTTGTTAGAACTATTTACACGTTAGATGCGACAGTAATGTCACAGGGCGACGGTGTACTTTATGGAGGATAATAAATAACAAGGGAGTGAAAAAATCTCTTTTTTAAACAAAAAATATATGTGTGTTACATTAGGAGGGTCAAGAAAATTAGCGTGTATTTCAGGACAAGCGGGTATTGATGCCGTATCAATTGGGGTATTTAATTCTCTTACAAAAGTGGTTACAACCTCAACAGGAGTAATTACAATCTCAACAGCTTTTCCCGCGTTGAGTTTGGCGAGATTTGAAGTAAAAGCAACCACTGCAAACTATGTTGAAAATGGAGTTTCTGGGGGTGATAATAGAAGTAAAGGGGTGACTGGTAATTTACCAATCATTTTAAATGTGCCAAAATCGGATGCTGTTAAAACCGTTACTGATGTTAAAAACTTATTAGGTGGTGAAGTGGTTTTGTTCATTGAAAGAAAAGACGGAACTATCACGGTTGCGGGTTCGCAAAACGGAGCAATGGCAATAACAGCGGATGACCAGACAGGTGGAACGATTGGAGATTTGAACGGATTTACCGTAACTTTTCAAACAATGGAGCCAGATTTTTCAAGAGAATATTTGCTAACTGCACCAGCGTTGACGCAATATGCAGCAGCCTTGAAAGCGGTGGTTTAATTTTAAAATACTAAACAAAAAGCCGTGCATTGTTACGGCTTTTTTTATACCAAAAAACAAAATGAAAGTACTTTTTTTAAATACACCTTTAGTTTTTTCATTGATTCCTAGAATTTACCCAAGTGCGCCAGATAATTTAATTTTGACTTTAAGAAAAGAAACAGGAAGTGCAACTTTTACACCCGCGTTTACTTTTACGGTGGGTCAAAAATTAGAAATTACAATTACAACGCAACCAGATCAATTCAAAATTTTAGATAAATTTGAATTTGAATTAAAAAGAGAAAACGAGGTTCTTTATTTGGGGAAAATACAAATTTTAAAAGAAGGTACAAATATACAAAACTTTAATTATGCCGAACAAAACGAACGATTTACCTACAAATAAAGGACTGCAAACTTTTACTTTTGAAAGTAATGTTGAAAAATTTAGCGCTTATCAACCGATTGACATTAAACCAAGGGTCGGTATTAACTACATTTTAAACAGTAAAAACAACGCAACAAATGCCAACTACATAACATATAAGGACGCGTACGAAGACAGCCCAACTAACAGTTCAATATTAAACGATATAAGGACTTATATGTATGGTGAGGGACTAATTGACGAAGGATTAAGCAAAGTTAACCTTAGACAATATATGTCTCAAGAGGATGTTCTATTAACTTGCAAAGACGACGTCATTTACGGTGGTTTTGCAGTTCAGGTGATTTGGAATGAACAAACAAAAACGCCAATAAAAATAAAATACATCCCGATTTTTAAATTAGGAATAAAATATAACCAAAACACATTAGAAGTTGAGGGCTATTGGTTTTGTTACGATTGGGTAAATAGACAAAGATACCGACCACAATTATATCCAAGGTTTACGGGTCAATATACCGAAGGGCAAAATTTAGAAATCCTTTTGGTTAGACAGCCTACCTCCGAGCCGTTTTTTGCAGTACCAGATTATTTAAGTTGTATTCCATTTGCGAAGTTTGAGGGTGGTGTAGGTAACTATGCTGCAAATTACATTGAAAATAGCGCGCATGATGTTGTAATTGTTAACTACAACCAAGGTAGACAATCAACGCCAGAATTAGCTAGGAGCGAAGCTGAAAAGGTACGAGATAAAATAAGCGGAACAAAAAACACGGCAAAGGTAATTGTATCTTTTAATGATAGCATTGAAGAAGCGGTAACTTATGACAAAATACCGCCGAGTAATTTAAGCGAAAACATTACTTTTTTTACCGAGGAAGCCGAGCGAAAAATTAAAGTTGCACACGGTATACCTAACATTCTTTTTAGCGGAAACAACCAAGGCGGTGGCTTTTCAAATAATGCTGATGAATATTCAATGGCATTAAAAATATTTTATCGTAAAAAAATAAATCCAAGGCGGCAAAATTGGGTTGATGGAATTAAGCAAATAACGGATTTAATAGATGGGTCAATTATGCCTTGGTTTAAAGATTTTGAAGAAGAAACGCAACTAGATAAAACAGATTCAGTTCCAATCGTAGCGGGCGGTGATAGCGTAATAGTGAAAGGCGATACTATTTCACTAGATGAAAAGACTTTGGACGCACAAGCGAGTTTGAAAGGGTCAGTTGGTGGAGTGCAAGCGTTACTCGAAATACAAAGTTCGTATAGTGCAGGCACAACTACGTATGAAAGTGCTATTGCTATGCTTGATTTAATTTTTGGATATGATAAACCAACGGCGGTTCGACTTTTAGGACAGCCAAAAATAGATACAACGATATGAAAATATGGCTAACAGAAAACGACATTCCAGCTTTAACTAGTTTTGCGGGTAACATTGATACAGATGCGCTAAAACCCTTTATTGTTATCGCTCAAACAAACGATATTTTGCCAATTTTAGGGGTTGATTTGTACAATAAAATCAATACAGATATTGAAAACGAAACTTTAACGGGTATTTATTTAGATTTTTATGATAAATACATAATATTTATGCTTGCTTATTTCAGTTGTTCTCACTATATTGCGATTAATACGAGCCAAATAAGCCAAAATGGGATATTAAAAGCAGAGCAAAGGATTGATTTAAAAGAAATTGACCGATTATCTTCGCTTTATAATCAACTAGGTAACAATGTTTTTTTACAATTTAAGGAATTTGTAAAATTGAATCCAGTTCCAGAGTATAAATTAGAGCAAATAACAAGAAAAAGTAACGTAATTCAATGGTATTAAATTATGGCACAAGAAAATTTTAACGTATCAGAGCCTAACGATGATTTAGGCGACAAATTAAGAGCGGCATTTATAATAGGACAAAACAATTTTACTGATTTGTACACAAATAAAGTAGACAAAGAAGATGGCAAAGGACTGAGTACAGAAAATTATACCTCTATTGAAAAAGATAAGCTTGCCAATATTCAAGATTTTGCCGAAGTCAATGTGCAGGTTGATTGGTTGCAGAATGATGACACGCAAGACGATTATTTGAAAAATAAAGGGGCTTTTATAGAATCGGTAAATACGGTGGTTGAGACATTAACACCCGAAGGATTTAGCAATATTTTTGTAAATAGTTTAGCCGAAGTCACAACGGTTAATGGTTCTGATTATTTTAATTTTTCAAACGATGCTGCTTCAATTCAGCAAAAAATAAATTTTTTTTACCTAAAAAACGAAATTAATAAAGATGCTTTAGTAGGGGAAAATCATATACTTTTAATTTTAAAAGGAAATACAACGCAAAACGCTGATAGAATACAAGCTGTTTTTGATGCGCTGCCTAATAATGATGTTCCATATTCAATTATGACATTAGGGGGAACAATACAATATTTACCTAATTTAGGTTTGCGCCCATTTACCTCGATTGGTAGTTTAGATAAAAATAACCGTTTGGTGGTTGTTAATGATTTTGCAATAACTTTTTTGAATAATATTAATTTTTTAAATGTTACGATTAATAATATTCAAGCAGAAAACGAGATATTAAATTGCAATTTTGATAACGTTACAGTTAATAATATTCAAGCAATCAACGACATTATTATTTGCAAATTTGATAATGTTACATTTAATAATAATATTCAAACAAACAACATAACCGAATGCAAATTTGATAATGTTACAGTTAATAATATTCTAGTAGAAAACGAAATAATTAATTGCAAATTTGATAACGTTACAGTTAATAATATTCAAGCAGAAAACGACATTATTATTTGCAAATTTTATAATGTTACAGTTAATAATATTCAAGCAGAAAACAACATGACCGAATGCAAATTTGATAATGTTACAGTTGATATTAATATTGAAGCAAATAACAACATGACAAATTGCAATTTTAATAACGTTACAGTTGGCATTGATATTCAATCTGAAAACAGAATAACCGAATGCAATTTTAATAATGTTTCTGCTGACAATATTAAAGGATATAATGACATAGCATATTGCAATTTTACTAATGTTACAGTTAATACTATTGAAGGAGATAACGTTAATTATAACACTTTTAAAGACACAAATGCAAATTTTCTATTATTTCCTTTAAATTTTAATAACAATAAAGCCGACAATCTTAATGGTCAATTAGCAACGACAGGAAATTTTACTAATAACTTTTTTAAAAATGGAAAAATGGGGTTTAACTATGGAATTTCTAATGACGCAACCACTATATTAATTAACGTCGAGATTTTAAATTCAACACATTTGCCAGATGCAAAATTACGTAATTGTTATGATATTAACACAGAATACACAATTGTAAACCAAAACTAATGGAGAAAATAACCAACCTTATAAAACCAATTCTAGCAATTACAATAGTATTGCTAAGTTTTACTTATTTCTTTTTGATACCCAAAGAAAACCCGCAAATATTAATTGCAATTGTTGGAATGAACAGCGCAATTATTGGGTATTATTTTGGATCAACTTCTGGAAGCGCAAAAAAAGACGAAACCATTAAACAAATACTCGAAAATAAATGAATAATTACCTATTAGATGTCAAGGTTTTAGCGCTTACCTCAATGGCTATAACTTTTCAATTTACGCAAGTTGAAAATACATTAAAAATAATAGCGCTTGTACTCACAATTGTTTACACAATTAGAAGATGGTATTTATTAGAAAAAAATAAAAAAGAATAAATGGACAAAATTACACTTGACAGAATCAAAACTGCACATCCAAAAATTAGAGAAGAATTATTATTTCTTTTCCAAAAAGCAAATAACCAACTTGGCAAAAATGTAAGGCTTCGTTTTGCTTACGTGTATCGAAGTCCTGCAGAACAAGATGCGCTTTTTAAATTAAGACCAAAAGTAACCAACGCTAAGGGGTGGCAGTCTATTCACAATTACGGTTTAGCTTTTGACATTGTTTTGTTAATCGACAAAGACAATAACGGAACGTTTGAAACGGCTAGTTATGAACAAAACACCGACTGGATGACAGTTGTAAAAGTTTTTAAAGATGCTGGCTGGGAGTGGGGCGGTGACTGGAAAAACTTTAAAGATGCACCACATTTTCAAAAAACATACGGGTTTCATTGGCAGGTTTTAAAACAAAGATTTGATAGAGAAATCACTATCAAAGATGACAACGGTATTACTTATCCAAAAATATGAAGACAAATCCTAAAAACATTTTAGTTAATGGAGCAATAGAAGTTGCTGCTAACAAACTTGAAAAGGTTATATTTCCTAAGCCACCATTAACAGTTGGTGGTAAAATTTTAAGAATTTTATTTAAAATAGGTAAAATTTTCATTCCTAAATAATTTTTTTCATTTTTTTTGTTTACCTCGTTAGAAATAGCGGGGTTTTTTTATTTTAAAAAATAATTAAAAAAAAGATTGTTTATAGAATAAAAGTTCGTACATTTGTACCAGCAATGAAGCTAAAAATAAAATTTAATATTATGAAAGCAATTAATTTAAACGGAATGGATTTAAACATTCAGTACACAAACGCACTAACGGCTGGCTATGGACACAAAAAAATTATAGTTGAGCTATATTATCTAGGACATAGTAAAAAATTCATAGGCATGACAAATAATATGAGTGATTATGATGATGCAACCGAGCTAGAAGGTCAAGACAAAGACGAGGCGTTATTTAACTTGGTGGTTAGCAAAATCGAAGATGATGTAGCGGAATGGATTTTAGAAATTGAAAATAATTAATAAAAATATGAAACTAAAAAAAGAAATGATTGAAAAAATCAAAAAAAACTCAAATTTAAGATTGCAGATTGCGCTTGCATTAGGTACAGGCGAGCGGAATGTGTTAGAATTGGCGAAAAGAAACAGCGATAACCTAACAAAACACGCTGCAATAATCGTGTTTGAGAAAAACGGTTATACCATTAACGACATTATAGATCAGAAATCATGAAAAAATTTGAAATTGTAGTTTGGTGGCGTTTTGTTTATTGCGGAGAAGTTGAAAAAGACTTTCAATGTTTTGTAATTGATGCTTTAAACCTTCAGGAAGCAGTAAATAAATGTTCAGAAAAATTCACCTCACACAGTAGAATTCCTTTTGGTTATTACGAATTTGAAAAAGAAAATGTAAAATTAACACCTCAAAAAATAAATGATAGCAATAATTAAAATATTATTCACAGGAACAGTTTTAGGAATAATAATAACACTTGCCCTCATTTGGTGGGCAGTAAAACAAAACGACAAAAAATCATGAAAGAAACAAACAATTTTCTACAATTGCGTATTTACGCACTAGAAACAGAATTAAAAAGGGTGAACAAATTACTCAATGAAATTTCGCAAGCATCAACGGAAATGGCGCGAGATATTACGGTGCTTATTAATGATGAGGTTTTTAACCAACCAATTAAAAAATAATTAAAAAAAAGTATTGTTTATCGAATAAACGTTCGTATATTTGTACCAGCAATGAAGCTAAATTAAAATTATAAAATCATGGGATTAAGTAGAGAAATCAGAGAATTGCAAACCGAATGGGATTTGCACGAAAAAACGGATTTATTGCCGTTAGAATTTACCGCAGAAGTACAGCCTAGTTTATTTGGAATTGAAGACGAAACAGCGCAGAATATTGTAGCGGGATTAAGTACCGCAATTTCTGAAAGACAAATCTTAAAAAATGCTTACTTTGAGGTAATTGAACTAGAAATTAACGCTGAAAATTTACCGACTTTTAAAGAATTACGTTTGAAGTTTGTAAAAATTAGAACTTCAATTGAAAAGTGGCACAAAGTGAATAAGGCGTTATATTTGGCTGGTGGTCGTTTTGTGGATGCAATTAAAAACAAAGAAATTGCGGAAACAGAAGAAATTGAATCTAAACTTTTAGAAGCAGAAAAATTCTTTGAGCGTCAAGAAAAAGCAAAAGCAAAGGAATTAAATAATTTGCGTATTTCTAAAATTTCGCCGTGGGTTGAAAATGCCGAGCAAATGGATTTTAAAGAATTTTCAGACGAGGATTTTGATGATTTTGTTTTTGGCAAAAAAGTAAAGCACGAGCAAAGATTAGAAGCGGAAAAATTAGAAGTTGAACGCATCGAAAATGAACAAATTGAAAAAGAAAAAGAAATTGAAGCTCAACGCATCGAAAATTTAAGATTAAAAGCCGAAGCGGAAGCAACCGCAAAGAAAATCGAAGCCGAAAGAGTAGAGCGTGAAAGACTTGCTAAAATCGAAAGCGATAAATTAGCAGCAGAAAGAGCTGAACAAGCCAAAGCACAAGCGGTAAAAGATGCGGAAACAAACCGAATTTTAAAAGAATCATTAGAAGTTAGAGCAAAATTGGAAGCGGAAAGATTAGAGCAATGGAAAAAACAAGCGATAAAAGATGCGGAAACAAATCGACAATTAAAAGCCGTAAAAGATGCTGAAATTGTAGCAAAATTGGAAGCAGAAAGATTAGCCAAAGCGCCAGTTAAAATACAACTTACAAAATGGGTTGATAGTTTTGAAATTCCTTATTGTACGATAGAAAATGCAACAAGGATTGAAATAGCACAAAAATTTGAATCCTTCAAAAAGTGGGCGAAATTAGAAATTGAAAAACTTTAATATCATGAAAAATTTAGCAACAGCATTAGTAAAAGCTCAAATGGAAATGGTAACGCCAAAAAAAACAGCGTTAAATCCATTCTTTAAAAACAAATATGCAGACTTAAACAGTATTTTAGAGGTCGTACTTCTTGCATTTAATAACAACGGTATAGTTGTTTTGCAGCCTACGACAACCTTTGAAGGTAAAAACTACGTGAGAACAATTTTAATGCACGAATCAGGCGAGCAAATAGAATCTTTAACCGAGATTATATTTTCTAAAATAAACGATGCACAGAGCCAGGGAAGTGGCATCACATACGCAAGGCGTTACGGACTTCAAAGTTTTGTAAGCGTTGGAAGTGCAGATGATGACGGTCAAAAGGCAGTCGAACAACCAAAACCACTAACAACCGAGCAAAAGCAAAATGAAACTGATTTAAAAAGTTGTAAAGATTTGGAATCATTAGGCACAACTTGGAAGGCTTTAAATTCTTACGAGCAAAAAAGAACTGAACCATTAAAAAACGAATTAAAACTAAAATTAACTAAATAAAACTGAAAAGTTGACAACGGCTGCGGCTTGTGGTTTTTTAAAACTATACTTCTGGGCGGAGTTATAAAACCCAAAACTAAAAATTATGAATACAACTGTAAACGTACCAATGAATGATATTCAAGTACACACAACAAAAGATTATTCTTTATTCAAAACACTAAACGGAAATCGCGATGTCAATCAATTGCATTTAATCCGATTAAAAGAAAGTATTAAGAAAAACCATTTAACAACAATTATAATGGTTAATGAAAAATTTGAAATAATTGACGGACAGCATCGATTTTTAATTAGTCAAGAATTAAAGTTGCCGATTAATTACATAATTTCAAAAAATTACGGTTTAAATGAAGTCCAAATTTTAAACGCAAATATGAAGAATTGGCAGACGGTAGATTACGTAAATGGTTATTGTGACTTAGGGTATAAAGATTATTTGATTTATCGCGAATTTGTTAAAGATTATGGGTTTCAAAATCAAATTTCAATTTTATTATTATCAGATGAACACTCATCAGGAACAGGACAATCTTCTCCAGCAACAAAATTTAAAGAAGGACTTTTTAAAGTTAAAGATTTAGAGCAAGCAAAAAGGACTGCTGAAAAAATAATGATGGTTGAGCCTTATTATAAAGGATATTTAAGACGTAGTTTTATTTTAGCATTACACGGTATGTTTAAAAATGAAAACTTTGAATTTACAGAGTTTTTGTCAAAACTAAAACAACAGCCAACTACTTTGCAAGACTGCACAAGTACATCTCAATATAAATCTTTAATTGAAGAAATATACAACTACAGAAGGAGGGAAAAAATAAACTTAAGATTTTAGTAGAAATATTGGTTTTGGCGGTAGTTCTTCGGTTCTACTGCTATATTCGCTAACAAAAAAAAAAAAATAGACTAAATTAAATATTTTATATTATGGCAAAGATTCAATCTTATGCGTTAAGTATTTCACTTACAAAATTACAACACGGATTTATCACAACGAAGAAAGGAGCTAAATGTTTGGTTATTCCGATTGAGGAAAACTATTTGACCGAAAAAGACAGCGCAGTTTATATGCAAACCGATTTAGTAGTTATGGAGAAAGACGACAACGAAAATCACGGTTTTCAAGTTCAAAAACTACCTTCTGAAATTTACAAAAATTTAGGTGCAGAAAAAGCAAAAGAAATTAAATTGCCATATTTAGGCAACTTAAAAATATTTGCACCTAAGACAAATGATGCAGTAGAAGCTACTGTAATTGAATCTGAAGAAGAAGATAATTTAGCATTTTAAAAACTCAAACACCCGCTATTAATTTAGCGGGTTAATTTTAAAAATTATGAACACAGAAACTAATTTAATTACACTTTTGGAAACTGTAATTTTGAGCCAGATGCTAATGGAGAATTTAGAGCAACTGCAAAAAACTCAATACAATAAAAGTAATTTAAAAGTAAAAATAAAAACATTATTAAAAGAAATTACACCACTAGCGGAAAAAGATTTTAATACTGTTTTCGGTAACGGTGAAAGCGAAACACAAAATATTGTATTAGAATACGAAAAGTTGGTTTCCTTTATCGCAAATCAAAATCTCCCCCAAAAAGTAGTATTATCGCAAATGATTGAAGCTTTTAATTTAGATCGAAAAACAATTGAGGCAACAGTGCATCGAATCATAAAAAAACACTATATTTGTGTTTCATAATTTTGTTTTAGTTAATTAATTGAAAACCGCTGATTATTTTTAGCGGTTTTTGTATTTTTATTAAATAAAATGATTATATTTGTACTTGAATATTTGGTAGAGCGCTTATTCAATAGAAAAAATTATTAAAAAGCCTTACAATGCGGAGCTCTACCTCCAATTTGTAGGGCATTTTTTATATAAAAAATTATGAAGCAAAACGTTAATTTTATAGAACATTATAAGTCAATTAACTTTAAAATGGTAGAAGATAATCGATTGTCTCCTTTGCATATTTCTTTATACAATGGATTGTTTTTAATTTGGAATGAGTGCGGTTTTGAAACTGAACTTTCAATTAATAGAAATGATGTGATGAAAGTGTCAAAAATAGGTAGTGCAAACACCTACATTAAGTTAATGAAAGAGTTGCATCTATTTGAATATATATGTTATAAACCTTCTTTTAATCCATTAAAAGGGTCTAAAGTTGAGATGTACATATTTGATAAAGGTACTGATAAAGGTACTGTTAAAGGTAGTAGTAAAGGTACTGATAAAGGTGGTGATAAAGGTGGTGATACCTTATATAAACTATTAAACTCTAAAACTATTAAACTATTAAACAATAACTTTGAGATTGTTAATTTGAATTTAGAAAAATGGATTTTAAACGAAAATAAAAAAGAGATTTTAATAATTCCAGAAAATTTAAAATCAATTTGGGATTTATGGATTGAATACCGAAAAGCAAAAAAAATAAAAAATTACGCTGGAGAAAAATTTGAACAAATGGCAATTGACAAATTAATTAAATTTTCCAACAGCAACCCGATCACAGCAAAACAAATAATAGACGAATCCATTACAAACTCTTGGACTGGATTTTTTGAACTAAAAAACTTAAACAATAATCAAAATGGAAAACATGAATTTACACGAACTAGGAATCGTTAAGCCAGATTCAATTGGATTTAATCGATATTCTTTTTTAATGACTTTACAAGCGGAAGATTTAACAGATTTAGAACAGCAACAAATTTTAACGTACAATCAATTACACAATCCAACGCGTGAGCAACAGGAAAAACTAAAATTATATTTAGAGAAAGTACGAAATCCTGAAATTGAAAAAGAATTTGAATTTACAAAAAAAACATTGTGGATTGAATTTTTAAAAACTTTTAAGGAATTAAACAAAGTTGATTTTATGCAAACATCCGAAAGTTTGGAAAACATTAAACCGCTTTTCTATTATTTTTTAAAAGATGAGCAATTTTTATTTTGTAAAAATGTTCATTCAATGTCAAAGCCTTCGTTTGAAAAAGGACTTTTAATAATCGGGAATTTTGGCAATGGCAAAACATCCGTAATGTTAACCTTTGAAAAAATATTTCAAGGTTTAAAAAATTATAGTTTTAAAAGTTTTACGGCAAATGAAGTCGTAAATTTATTTGAATCAATTGGAAATGATTTAAATTCTAATTTAACTAAAATGGAGTTTGAAAGAAAAATGAATCATGGATGCAGGTATTTTGATGATATTAAAACCGAAAGACACGCATCTAATTTTGGTAAAGTAAATTTGTTTAAAGAAATTTTGGAAACAAGAGAAAAAAACGAAGTTAAAACTTATTTGACTGCAAATTTTAAAGCAGGATTTCCTGATGATGTTTTTGCTGCAGTTGAAGAATTTGGAGATAAATACGGTTGCCGAGTTTACGACAGAATTTTTAAAATGTTTAATATCGTTGTTTTCAACGGCAAATCTTTTAGATCATGAATTTTAAAACTACACCAGAAAAAGCATTAATAATAGTTTGCAACTACTTTAAAATATCCAAAAGCGAAATCATCGCAAAAGACCGAACCAAAAATATAACATACGCTCGTCAAATTGCTTGTTATATTATTCGTGAATTTACAGATTTACCACTTAAAAAAATAGGATTAATAATTAATCGGGATCATACAACAGTAATGCACTCAATAAATAGAATTATGATTGAAAAGGAAATTTATAAAAATGTACGGAATGATTTAGAGTCAATTTATGAACTGATTTCGATAAATGATTGCGTTGTACGAAATGTTGATTTATTGTCAATAACAAAACTAAACACCTTATCACAAGCATTTTTAAACTAAAAACCTATGCACGATTTGCGGTTCGGACTTCTCCGCTTTTAGAAGTTAAAAATTAAATTATAAAATTATGAAGTATTTTTTTTTAGATGATAATTTCTGTTCAGATTTAGGCAATTTAGTCAATATTTATGACATTAAAGAAGATAATGTTAACGATTTAAAAGAAAATTGGATTGCTAAAGTTGAGCTATCTGATTTAGAGCCAATATTTATCATTGATGCTGAAAAACTTTGTCAAATATTAGCAGATTCAAACGAAGATAGATTGAGCGAGGATTTCGATGAAGAAAACAAAGTTTTAAAAGCATTGAAAGAATGTATTGATTTTGAAAAACTAAAAAAATCTTTACCAAAACTTTATTATCCAAATGGAAAATTCGAAATAATTACTAAATCCGATTTAGTTAAGTGGTTCTCGTAGCCTGACCACTAAAGATTCTCGGCTTAAAGAGGTTGGGGACTTAAAAGCACAATTGCTCAATTTTTTACTAATGTTAATTAAAATTACAAATTATGAATAAAGAACAAAACACCAATCTTGTTAAACCCATGTTATGTGCAGCTTTTCTTTTGTCGGATTTTCAAAACCGATAAGATGGTTTGCAAAACGGAATTAAAGTAAATTAAAATACAATTATTATGAGAAAAAATTTAATGCTAACATCACTTGCTATTATGGTTGCAATGTCAGAACAAGGTTATAATTATACGCCTGAAAAAAGATTAAGAAAGGCAAATATTTTAACAGACCCAAAAAACCCAAAAGAGATAAAACCAAAAGGATTAAAAGAATATTGGTTTTTGCCAAGCGGTAAATTCTACAATTACTTTCCAGGCGATTCAATATTTTACAAATGCTTTGCTTTAAATGATAGAAATGCGAAACGAAAATTTGATGCTTACCAAAAACGTCATCGTAGTATTTAAGCTATTAGTTAACGGTTTAGGCTTTGCAATGGTAAGGACTTAAAAGCACAATCGCTCAATTTTTTACTAATGTTAATTAAAATTACAAATTATGAATAAAGAACAAAACATTAATCTTGTTAAGCCGATGTTATGTGCAGCTTTTCTTTTGTCGGCGGGATTTTCAAAACCGATAAGATGGTTTGATTTACGCTGGGAACAGTTCAGAGTTTTCTATAAAATTAAAGGTTATGACTGCGATATATTGATTAGTCCTTCTCCTCAAACTGTTGGTGAAATGTCGATTGAACAGCAGGTGGATGATTTTAGCGAAATAAAAGTAATTGAATTGCATCATGTTGGCGATTGGCAAGTTTTTGTAAACTGTCCAGAAAATCATGTTGCTACGTTTAATTATAAACAACAACTTAATGATTTTATGGCAATATGTGGGTGTCCACTAAGTTGCACATAACTAGAAGATATACGCAAGTTTATGCGTTTTTAACAATTAAAAAATAACTTTACTTATGAAAACACAAGATTTATTTGAAGGTTTTGCATATCCTAAAACCAATTTACAAGAAGTTTTATTAACTTTGATATTGCAAGGGAATGTTTCTTTATTTGCGTTTCCTGTGATGGCAGGCTTTAGAACAAGGGTCTCAAATTTGGTTTTAAATTACGGATTAAATTTAGAAACCACAAAGGAAAAACGATGCAATAAGTTCGGCAATAGTTACACTTATCACATTCACAAACTGCCAACTGACCAAAAAGACAAAGCAATTGAAATTTACAATAAAATGGTAACCAGATGAAAGTATTAAATTTATACGCTTGTTTAGGCGGTAATCGTTTATTATGGACAAATTGTGAAGTTACAGCGGTTGAACTTGACCCAGAACTTGTAAGGCTTTATAAAGAGCGTTTTCCAAACGATATTGTAATTGTTGCAGATGCTCATAAATATCTCCTAGAACATTATAAAGAATATGATTTTATATGGAGTTCACCACCTTGTCCTAGTCATTCACGGCCTAGATTTTGGGCTTATGGACAAACTAAAACAATATATCCAGATTTAAAGCTTTATGAAGAAATAATTTTATTGCAACATCATTTTAAAGGAAAATACTGTGTTGAAAATGTGATTCCGTATTACGAGCCTTTAATACTTGCCCAAAAAAGAAGCAGGCATTTATATTGGTGTAATTTTACTTTACCAAATATTTTAACAAGTAGAGATAATTCTGGAGCGTTAAACCAAAAAAGCGTAATGAAAGATTTAATTGAATTTCACGATTACGATTTTTATAAATACAAAGGCGAGCAAAGAATTTTAAAAATAGCCAGGAACTTAGTCGACTATGAAGCGGGAAAAACTATTTTTAATACAGCGTGCGGAATAATGCAAGAAAACAAAACTAATCAAATACAAATGTTTTGATATGAAAGCAATTGAAATAATAACTGAAGTAAATAACGGTAATTTTAAACGTAACCGTAACGAGATTTTAAAAGCGATAAAGCAATTTGAAGGCAAAACTATTATGCTTAAATTATCTATACTATCAAAAAAAAGAAGTTTGGAGCAAAACAGTTATTATTGGGGCGTTATCATTCCGATTACAAAAAACGCAATAAGCGAAAGTTGGGGCGAGGTTTGGAACACTGAAAAAACACACGAATTTTTAAAAAGTAAATTTTTGTTTTACGAAAAAATAAATACCGAAACGAGCGAAATTATAAGAGTTCCAAAAAGCACGACGGAAAACACAACAACCGAACAGGAAAATTATTATTCTCAAATTAGAGAATTTTTAAAAGAATGGTTTAATGTGGATTGTCCTTTGCCAAATGAAAATTTAACTTTGATTTAATTACTTATGAAAATTACAAACGAATGCAATATGAAGCTTATGGCTCGTTACCCTGATAATTATTTTGATTTAGCAATAGTTGACCCGCCTTATGGATTAGGTAAGAAATTAGCGCACTCAGGTAATGGTAAAAACTCTCAATCTAAATTTTCTGATGAATTTTTAAAAAAAAATTGGGACTCTAAAGTCCCTCATAAAGAATATTTTAAAGAATTATTTAGAGTTTCAAAAAATCAAATTATTTGGGGTGGAAATTACTTTGATTTACCACCAAATAGAGGCTTTATAATATGGGATAAAATGGTTTACATACCTACAATGAGTCAAATCAAACAAGCGTGGGTTAGTGAAGATAGATTACCTAAATTAGTAAAAATTAACAACACAGATAAAGATAGAATACACCTAACTCAAAAACCCGTCAAACTATACGAATGGCTTTTAATTAACTACGCAAAAGAAGGTGACAAGATTTTAGACACGCATTTAGGTTCTGGAAGCATCGCAATAGCTTGTCATAATTTAGGATTTGACTTAACGGCTTGTGAATTGGACAAAGATTATTTTGATGCAAGTTTAAAAAGGTTAGAGCAGCATCAATCACAACTAACAATGTTTTAAATATGCCAAGAAGTAAAAATCAACCAGAATTTCAATTACAGAAAGCAGTTTGCAGATACATTTCTATTCAATACCCGAAAGTATTGTTTTTAAGCGATACGATTGCATCAGTTAAACTAACTATTCCACAGCAAGCAAGAAATACACAAATCCAGAAAAAAGGCTTTAAAACACCAGATTTATTAATTTTTGAACCTAACAAAGATTTTAAAGGGTTGTTTATCGAGTTAAAGGTAAAATGTCCACTAAAAAAAGACGGAACGATTTATAAAGAAGAACATTTAGAGGGGCAGCAAAAAACTATTAACGAACTAAAATCAAAATGTTATTATGCCTGTTTTAGTTGGTCATTTGAGATGACTGTTAATATTATTGATAACTACATGAGTAATCGCTAAAAAATTGCAATACGATTTGAAATACAAAAAAGAATTTAAAGAAATAATTTAATGGAAGATTTAGAGATTTTTAGATTTCATTTGATTGAGCCAACAAAAAAAATGTTGATGACAAGAAATGAATGGAAATTGTTCAAAAAGCAAGAAGGTTATACTTATGTTGCGTATCAAGTAGGATTTAATAAAACAATTGTATGAGTAAAATATCAATTGAATTAAGAAAAGATGTTATTGATTATTTTTTAACTAACAGAGGAAATACAGCGGAAGAGATAGCAACTTTCTTTAAAATTAAACCTCGAACAATTCACACGATTTTAGATAAATATTTTAAAAGTAAATTGTAAAAAGTTAAATAAATGTTAAAATTATAAAATGTACTACAATATATTAATATTAGTTGTATCTTTGAATATTGAAAAGCAATAAAGCTTATTAGATTAAAAAATAGAAATTATGAATCAATTACAATTTATTCAAATCTTAGAAAACGCACAAATTAAATATAATTGTACTGGTGCAACAAAAAACGGAAGTGTTTATTTAATTGTTAATAGTATATCTTGCAGAGTTGCAGATCATGTAAAGCCAAATGGAGAAGTAAAACAAATAGAAGTTAATACCTTTGAAAATTTACACAATGAATTAATCAGCAGAGGACTTGATTTAACTTGCAAAAAAGATTTACAAGCTCAATTTTACATTGTTAATAGAAAAAATGTAATCAAAGAAGGTATTTATTTTAGAGTTTCTGGAGGCTTATTTGCAACAGAAGATTGTGCATTGTGGAATTTATGGCTAAATAAACAATAATGGCACAGATACTAAAACCAAACCGCCTTGACAATCGAGGCGGTCATAAACCGAAAACATCAACTAAGAAAATGTTTACGTATAGAGTAGAAGAAAAACAACACGAATTGTTAAAAGAAATAGCAATTAAATTAAATGAATTATGAAAAATTTATTAGAATCATTGAAACCAGAAACCTTAGAAAAATACAACAATATGCCAGAAGGCGAAAGAAAAACAGTTGTTACGAGCATTTTAACAAATTACGATTTTAGTAATTTACGCTATATGGATTCTACCTATCTTAGAGATGCTTTAGATTTGAATTTAAATAGGTTAGTGGTGTATTTTATAGTTTAATTTATTATGATTATAAGCATAGCTTGTTCAAATCATAAACCTAAAAATATTGGATATTTACAATGGCATGATTGGGCAGAAAAGAAAACAAAACTAGGTGCAAAGCAAAAACAATGTAAAAAGTGTGGCAGATGGTACTTTCGGGATGAATTTTAGCATTACCTATAACGTTTTGCAGCTATATTTAGTTGCGGAATTAGAATTTCAAAACTTTAAATAAACGATAAATTATGTTAGAAAACGAAAATTTGAATGAACCACAGAAACCGCAATTGAATATAGCTGCTGTTATAAGCAGTGCCTTTCCTTGCCCTTTCTGTGGGGAATCCCCCGATGTTGACAAAAGCTATATACCATCAACTGTTGAAATCACTTGCAATAACGATAAATGTAATGCGCGACCAAGTGTATATGAAATTGTAACATGTGTAGAAAACAAAGGAGATACTATTACTTATTCACCTATGTTTGAGTGGCATTGGCAAAGCGTTCTTGATAAGTGGAATACTCGGCATTGCTTATAACTAAGATATTAACGCAAGTTTCCGCGTTTTTAACAAATAAAAAAATATGGAAAAAATAATATTAATTTTCGCAATTACTTTTACAGCAATATGCATTTGTAATTTATTTTTTTTGTCCTTTTGAAAATACTTCAATTATAATACATATCTTTGAATCATGAAAAAAATAATCTTAATTTTCGCAATAGCTTTATTAAGCTGTACACGGGAAGAAGTAAAGACAGAATGCGATTGTAATACCATTACACTTATTAACGACGTACCAAATGGGGAAACGTACCCGTACAATATCGATAAATGTAGCGAAGATGGTAAACTATTGTTTCTTTATTACGAACCTGAATTTATAACCAAAAGAATTGTAAAATGCAAATAGGTTATGCACCAATTAAAACGAAAATGTTACGGTATGGAGTTGGATTCAAAGTACGTTAATGTTTGTGTAAATAGAATGAGAAAACTAGATTCTACATTGACAATTAAACGTAACGGAGTAACAGTTGAATAACAGTTAAATAATGGCAAATAGCGAAAACTTAAAAAAAAGAGTGCCTTTTACAAAGGATGACCCAAGAATTAACAGACTTGGCGCACCCAAAACAAAACTCTTAAAAGATGTTTTAACGGCAGAATTGCAGACCGAAAGCAATGGCATTGATAAGTTAACAGCTATCATCAACAAACTTACTACAATGGCTGTCAAAGGAGATATGAATGCTATTAAAGAAGTGTTGGATAGGTATGCTGGTAAATCGGTACAGCACAATATAATTGAGGAAGTTAAAATTGATCCAATAGAATTTACAATTATTAAAAATATAGAGTAATGCAGTTACTGGAACATCAAGCTGAGTTTATAAACAGTCCCTTTGTTCACACGGGTATTGTTGGCGGGTATCGCTCAGGTAAATCTCAGGCTGGAGTTATTAAAACGGTATTAAAAAAACTAAAATACCCAAATATTGATGTGGCGTATTATTTACCGACTTATGGACTGATAAAAGATATTGCTTATCCTAAATTTTCGGAGTTTTTAACTGCAAAAAAAATACCCTACACTTTAAATAAAACCGACCACGAATTTATTACACCATTTGGCAAAATAATTATGCGGTCAATGGATAATCCCGATTCCATTATCGGTTATGAAGTTGGTTATAGTTTGATTGACGAAGCAGATGTTTTGGCAAACAAGCATATGGAAGACGTTTTTATAAAAGTAGTCGCAAGATTAAGCGTTCCTTTGCCAGACCAAATGCCAAACTCTTTAGATTTTGTTTCTACTCCAGAGGGTTTTAAATTTCTTTACCAATTTTTTATTAAAAATCCACACGAAAAAAAGAAACTTATTCGAGCCAAAACAAGAAACAATCCGTTTATTTCTAAAAGCTACATTGAAACTTTAGAAATGAGTTACAGCCCTCAACAACTCGAAGCCTACTTAAATGGTGAATTTGTAAACCTTACAAGCGGAAATGTTTATCACCACTTCGATAGAGTAGAGAATCATAGCGACAGGGAAATATTAGCTAATGATGTTCTGCATATTGGAATCGATTTTAATATTACCAAAATGAATGCGGTTATTCATATTATTGATGGAAACATCAAAACCGCAGTATCTGAAATTGTAAATGCTTATGATACGTTTGAAATGGTATCTTTAATCAAATCTAAATACCCAAATCATTCAATTGTTATCTATCCTGATGCAAGTGGTGACAATCGTAAGTCAAGCGGTAAAAGTGATATTGTTGTATTGCGTGAGGCTGGTTTTACAATTAGAAAACAAAATAAAAACCCATTTGTAAAAGATAGGGTAAACGCGGTTAATTCCGCATTTAAGAACGCAAAAGCCGAAAGGGTATATTTTATTAATACAAATAATTGTCCAGTTTACACCGAAGCAACCGAGCGACAAACTTATAAAAATGGAGAGCCTGATAAAACAACAGGTTTTGACCACATAACCGAAGCCGCTGGATATTTCATTTATACCCAACGCAAAACACCGATGTTATTATGACACAAAAAGAAAACCCAAGCGAAAAAATTAAAATTTGTTTACAATTAAACGAAACAGCAATTGAAATATACTGGAAAACAAGAGGGTTTCTCGCGGAAAAATACATTGAAGAAATTCAGTGTGACCTTGATATTCACGAACAACAATTAAAATCTTATTGGGAATGGAAGGATTTTAAAAACAAAAAATTATGACACAAAAAGAAACAACCAAAATGCATTTACGAAGATTTTTTCCGTATTTACAAACAGATTACCGAAAGTTAGACAAAAAAGAATTGAGAAAAAAAGAAACTTTGAAAGAATTATTTGGAGATGCAGAAACAAACTTGGAGAAGCTTAAAGTTATTTTTGATTATCAAAATCTTTTACAAGATTGATGTATCTTTTAAAAATGCTGGTAGATTCATAGACCTTGAAACATTTATTAAAGATGAGGATGACAAGGCATTTATACAAGCAACCGTAACGCCTCGCCTTTGGTTTATGACTATTCCAGAGTTCGTGAAGCGCTATGCAGTTGCTTTGTATATTCAGGAAGCGGACGAAGTCAAAGTTAATTTCCCTTGGATATACAACCCGCCGCAGTTCCCAAGTAACGGGGAAATAACGCAAGGATCAATGGAACGTGAAAATTTTTCATTGACATACGGAGGATATACCGAAATGGTATATCTTTGTTGTACATTTGAAAGTGTAAGCCCGAAGGTTGTATTTGATTACGATACAAAATATTTTTTATTTTGGAGCGAGTATTTAGTAAGAAAAAAAACAGTTGAAAATTTAAAATAATATGAACGAACTATATTTATTAACAAGTTTTTTAATTCAAAAGTTTGGAGAAAACGACTTAGTGAACACTATTACTATGGTCGAAACAAAAGACCTTGACAACAACAAAGAAAACATTTATCCTTTAGTTAATATTGACTATTTGCAAAACGAAACAAGATCAGACGTAATCATTGCAAGCTTTTTAATCACGGTTGTTTTGCAGCGGGACATCCGCCCACAAAAGACCGATAGTAAATTACAACTTGACACAAACTTAATTGACAATTTAGGCGAAACCTCAGCGATAATCACTAGGTTTTTAAATCAAATGAGAAGTAATAATTTTCCAGAGTATAACATTCAACTGGTTCAAAATTCAACATCTCAAGAGTATAATAAGAATAGCTTGGACGGTCATCAAATAACAATTGATTTAGCAATGGCAAATTTAGGGAGTGGATGTTAGATGCAACCGCTATACGTGCAGTTGCGCAAAGCATAGTTGACCAATCAAAGTCTACTGCAAGAGTCGATACTGGAGCTTTAAAACGTTCTATTTCGTTTACGTACGTTCGTGAGGAAGTTATTTTTAGAATGCTTTATTATGGTAAATTTGGTAAAAATGCAAAGTTAGAAGCAAACGCAAGGCGGTTAATGCCGTCGGGTGTCAAGTGGAAAATTATTTATACTGAGTTTGGCGGTGCAACTTATGAAGTTGGAGTAACTCAAACAGGAAGGAACTCAACTAGAAAAATATTTGATTCAATAACTAGAAGTGGCACAAGTGCGGTAACTTCATTATTAAACAGAATACGTGGCAAAAAGAAGGAATAAGCAGCAGATTGATGCAGATAGAATCATAAAGGCAAAATTAAACGAATTGGGCGAAAAGATTTATCAACAGGCGAAAAATAATTCTAGGGTAGACACAGGGCGGTTAAGGGATAGCGTTAACTATATGGTTAAGCCAGATACAACCTTAACAGTTGCACAAGTGTATTACGGTAAATTTCAAGACCCAAACGAGTTAGAAGTTGCAATAAATGACAATGTAGATGAAACAATAAATTTAGTAGTTAAAGAAATAGTAGACCAAATAACACAAGATTATGATAGTTAAGAGAATTTATATAGAGCATTTGGCAAACATTGGTGCAATGTCGAAATTCATTATTTATTTTACGGATACAATAACGGGCATTCCTAATCAAATAACTGTTATTAACCAAACAGGCGGTTCAATTTCAGCAACGGCATTTAATACTTATTTTTTAGCAAATGCTTTATTTGACGCTAATTTATTTTCAGCTCAAGTTATTGGATTGTCTTCTTTTAGTTTTCAAGGAAAAGTAGCAAATATAAATATTACAAGTTACCGAGGTTTTGATTACGCAAACAACGAGATATTTTTTTTAGGTAATTTTTACTCTTTAATTTCAAATCTAACTATTCCAGACATTGCACCGATACCGCCATTGTTACCATTAGATGAGCGAACGCCAATTGATAGCGCAAGAAAAATATTATTTGTTAACGATGCTATATTTGTACGTGAACCCGCAACCATTATAACGAAGTCAATTTTAATTCATTTATACATATGGGACGGTGCGCAAAATAAAGTCATCAACCAGCCAACTG